TATTTCCATCTTAATTCTATTGAACTTGAAGTTGCAGTAATTTTAGTAATCCCTGTTACATTTGCAAATTTAACTGAAGAAGAAGATGTGCTTCCAGATGAAGTAGAGCCAGAAGAAGTTATTGTTCCAGGTGTGGTGGCTGCTGCACTTGTTGAAGAACTATTTACACTTAATGCTTGTACATCGTACATTACTGTGCCGTCTGTTAAAATATCATCAACAGACGGATCAAAAGTTATTACTATATCAACTGTAACAGAACCATTATTTTCATTAAAATTTGTTGCCCCAGGATCTCCTGAATAATCCCAATACAGATTAGTTGGTGGGTGAAGTGTTGAAACAGTGGCACTTGCATCAATTACAGATTCTGAAGGTAAAGTATCATCTAATATTACATTAGTAGTTCCATCAGCATTTACTGTTACGCCCACCTGCTTTGCTATAAGATTAGCATACTGTGCATCAGAAAGTATAACTATTTCAGCATAATAATCATTTTGATATTTACTAACGGTATCTGAACTTGTTACTCTTGGGTCAGACTCTGACAAATATAGGGTTCTACGCTTCTGAGTAGAAGTTGCAATATTTGTAGTAGGCTTAGTACTATACGTTACATTTGTCATTTTTCACCACCCTTATTATAGCATTTTGCACTTTCATCACACAATTTGGTTTAAAGTTATGATAGTTTCAAGTCCAGTATCAAATTTTTGTTCTACTGATTCTACAAAATATTTGTTTGAAACAGATTCATTTATTCCAATATTTTTAAGGCTATATTTAATATGAACTACATCACCTATCTCTATAAGCGGATTTCCATATATAGAAATCTGAGTATCTCTACTAAAACCGTCAATAGCTTTAAATATTGTACTAAGGATTGCATCTGCAGCACTTCTTGATTGAACCCAGTTGCTTTGAATTTCAATACTATCTGATAGTCCAGATTGATCAAAAACCTTTGTAATTGATTGCTGATCACCTAACGTTATTATATTATCTGAATTTATTGAAAATATAATATCAATAGGATTTACTGTATCAGGAGTTTTTTTAAGCCATACTGCCGAAGGTGAACTATTTACAATAGCAATTCTTCCCCTGAAACCCGAATTATATACCAAAGAATAATTTAATGCATCTTCATTAACTGTAACAAAATTAAGCTTTGTTGTATTATTTACTGGGTCTGAAAAGTACCACCAACTATATTGAACTTTTAATGGATATGCATTTATTGAAGGTGCTAAACTATACTGGACATCATAGTATTGAATTCCTACTACTTGAGGTCTTGTTTGAAGCATATAATTAATTTCAAAGGTTTTATGTCCAGCCACTATGGAATTAGCAAAACTTGGCAATTCATAATGATAATTTATATCAGAAATATTAAGTGGAGTTTGTGTTGCATACAGCTCTATAAAAGCTATGCTTCCAGAAGCAACTCCTCCTGTCGCTCCAGTTGTACCGTGAGAAAAAATTCCATAGTCTCCAAATACATCTAAATTTAAACCATCTGCATTAGACACAGATATTCTGTTTTTATTTAAAAACAATTCAAACGAAGATGTTGATGTTTGAACAAATTTAAGATTTACAACTCTTCCAAATTCTTCAAATGGTGACCCTGGTGGATATGAATTTGTATCATTAAGAAGTGTTCCAGATATATCATAATAAGGAGTATCTGGTCCAAACAAAGAAGTATTTCCTTGATAACAATATAGTCTATATCCTGGAACCTTAATACCCTTTTTATTAGTAGTAGTGCTTGACGATAGATCTTGTCTTATTTCTACATAAATCGGATTCCCGCCAATATTAATAACCAAGCCACCGCCTGCACCATCAATAAATGCATTATTTGAATTTGGTCCAATAACCATTTTTGTAGAAAATGTTGTATAACCAATATTTGAACTATTTGTATCATCTATTGGCTTCATAATAGTTTTTTGACCATCTGTAGTTACTGGCATCATTATTTGATTTAAATAAACCGTTGGGGATGTTCCTTCTACTAGTTGAAGTCTAGAATTTAAAGAAGATGAATCATTTACAATTAAATGTTTTCTGACTGGCGTATTAAACATTCCTCTTTGAACATTTGCTATTTTACCTGTTGGAGTATATGTAACTTGTCCACCATAACCAGATTTATTAGCAAATTCTGAAATAGATTCAGTCATATCCGTAGCATTTGAAATAATTGCAGTGTAGTTTCCAGAATATTGATATGTGACTGGAACAGAATCGCCAGGTGTGACACTAAACAAATACTCTTTATCACTGAAACTTACGATTTCTCCTTCAATGATTGCATATCCATTGTGATTAATATCAAAAGAATTAAACGTACTTAATAAATCATTTTGATTTAAATAGAAGTAATCTTGAGAAACGCTTGTTATTGATTGATCAAGATAATTAAATGTTGTCATGTCATCATCTGTTAATGCCCATAATGCATCATTTTTATCAATTATAGCTGTTGTCAATGGAGTGCCTGCTCCATTTGAGCTTGGAGATAAAGTTTTACTTATTTGTGGAGTTTTGTATTTAAATGTTGCTTGACCAATTTTTGTTTTAATAGTTTCATTGTAAGTATCAGTTACAATGTTTGGAGAAACAATTAATATTTGATTTGTATCTGGATCAACCATTGTTAATGGTGTTGTAGAATCATGAACAATTAAATTTTCAGTAGTATTATTAAGAATAGAATTAAGATTTAAAAATTTCATAACACCATAAGAGTCAAAATAAGCACCTATTTGATATACTTCTAAAATTTCTCTGAGTACATCAAATATTTTTTGTTGACTTCCATCAGCATAAAAATATTGACATACTACTGGATGACTATTTTGCTCTACGGTTCCATCTGATAAAGTAACAGTTTCCATAGTTACTTTTTTAAGACTATCATAATCATAATCTGTAAAACCAGAAGAATCTAATATATTTGATATCATATTAAATACATTTTGATATTCTGCAACATAATCAGTTGGAGATCTTAATTGTAATTGTTTTGCTGCGTCATAGCATGTTACTTGAGTCTTATCAATATCTTGGCTATCCCAGCTATCTGCATAGTAAACTCCACCATTAATTACCCTATCTTCAGTTGAAGTTCCAGCTACTGAATCTTTTACTATATAATTAATATAAAATTTAACATACTTTTTAAATAATCCTTTAAGTGGAGAAATGTCTGAGTTGTTAGAAAAAAGACTTAATACCTGATTACTTACAAGCAAAGGAATGTTTGCAAGATGAATTGTGGCGGTGTTAGCAGATATCGCAGATATTGGAAGAGGACTTTGTTTATTATCAAGTTCAGTTATAACATCAATGTCCATCAAAAAATTAGTTATATCAATTTCAAGTCTTGGAGAAATTTCAATAACATGCAATCTTTGCATATCTGCTTTAGCAACTTCTGAAGAACTATTATAATTTGGATTAAGATAAGATTCAGTTTGAGTTACAACGATCTTATTAATATATTGATAATTTGTAATCTGACCTTGTAAATTAAATGTTGGCATAGTTGTCCAAGGACTTAGGCTCCAGGAGCCGTTTGATTGTCTATATATTATTACAACACCAGAATCTGGTATTTCTGTATATGAAATATTTATATTTCCTGAAGAATAGCCCGTTTTAGTATCATATAAATTTAAGTTTATAGAAGGTTTAGCGTATGCAACATTAAACTTTAAAACTATTTTATTAGCACCGACTTCTTGTTCATAAAATCCACCTATTTGTTTTGTATTTAAATCTGAAACAAAATATTTATATTTTGTGTAATCTGACAAAAGTCCATTTTTATATAGTGGATTTGATGCAGCTAGATTTAATAATTGTGGATTATAAACCATTGGACTACATGGCATTTGATTACTCCATGTTAATGGAGAATTTATTTTAGTATTTATTTTTCTAAAATTACTTGGAAGTGGAGTTAAATAATTTCCAGAATTTACATAACTTTCTCCTGGCCTAAAAAATGTAAAAGGACTATCAGTAGGCCACAAATTATCATACTGATAATCAAATTCAGTAGTTTCATAAATTTGTATCATATCAATAAGTATGTGGTATGGAGTAATATCATCTTTAGACGTATAATCAAGCGTAATTGTAAAATTATTATAAGGGGTATCAAGTGGTCTTGAGCTAATATATGTAACAAACCTTACCCATTGTGTACTATCAATTTGTTGTGTTGTTGAGCTTGATCTATGAATATCTAAATAATTTAAGCACGAAAGAGTTACTGTTTGATTTTCTAAAACTTTGGCATAAAAAACTACTTTGTAAGTATTAGTTCCTGAAGGGACTGATACAGTAGTAGATGTTGTTCCAGTTTGACCTTCAGAATATATCTCTAGGCAATCATCGCCATATTTACCTAAGCCAGATGCAACTGTACCATTTGACCAAGTCCCAATACCTGAAGAATAATCTGTACCGTCCCCTGAAAAAGTTGCATAGGCTGGATAAAATAAATTATAATTCCATTCCGTAGAAAGTGCAATATTTAAAAAGTGATTTGTTCCTGATGAGAAATATTGTCTTATTGGTGCTGTACCTAACATTATATCTCCGTAAATTCTATTGTAATATCAACTAAATCAAAATTTATATTTCTTTTATTTACAGTATAATCAAAAGATGTTATATAGGTTGCATATACAAAATTTGAACTTCCCGTTGAAACATCATATGAAGAAGAATAATATGTATCATCAGCAACTGGTGTTATTACTCCACCAATTGATTCGTAGTTTCCAGCTATCGAAAGCTTTACATATACTGGATTAAAAACATTAATTTCATAAAAAGATTTTAGCCAAGAACCACCTTTTGCTCCATCAGAAGTACCAGCAAAGCTTTCATTTGCCAAAGTTCTACTCCAAGTTTCCTTCCAATCAGTTGTTATTTTATGCTTATTAGCAATAACATAACGACGTAATGTTCCATCTGCCATTCTGTTTGTTTTATCAATTATTTCATAGGCAATTTTTATTGGTGAACGGTTATCATCTGTTAACTGATACCATGTATTATTATCTAAAGATACTGAAAGTCCAGCATTAATAGCGTATGACATTATCCGTTACCCACCTTAGTTGTTGAACTAGACATTCCAGATCTTTGCTGAATTGTCTTATAAGCATTTAAAGCTGCAGTTGTTGCTGCTGCTTGCAATTGCTCTTGTGTTAAATTAGAACCATTTACTACTACTTGTATAGGAGGCACTGCAGAATTATTTACACCCATTTGTGCATTTGTTCCATAACTTGCAGAACCTGGCACATTAATTGTACCATAACTATACTGATTAAGTTTAGGTCCATTTGCTTGAGTATACTGTTTCAATAAAGCAATTGTATCTTTATCTGGAGCAATACCTGAAGCAATAGCAGCTTGTGCATCTGAAATAGCTTGCTTTCCAGTGTCTATAATTTGCTGATTTGCATTTTGTGCAGTTTGCATTTGATAATCATTGGTATTAGAAAGCATATTCTGCTTTATTAGGTTTGCACCAAGATAATCTCCAGTTGCCATCTTTTGTGTAATTTGATTTTGCAAATCTGCTTGTTTTGTTGCATAATCTAGGGCATCTTTAGCAGCAGTATTTTGTGCGTTTAGTAATGTCTGCTGCTTATCTAATTCATTAGTATATTTTGTAGCAGGATCAATAATACTCTTATATGCTGCTGTTAATGTTGAAACAGCATCTGTACCTGATGCAGCTGAACCAAGTGCTTTTTGCATTGCTTTTTCTGAAGCAATAGCTGCATCTGTTGCTGATTTTAATGCTGCAGCATTAAATGCTGCTACAAACTTAGTTGCTTGATCTGTTAATTCAGCAAGTGTATGCGGGTTGCTTGCTGCATCTTTAATTTTATCAATACTTGCTGCAAACCCATCTGCTTGTGCAGTTGCCAATAACCATGATATACCAACATTTTTAACATATCCATTTATTTGCAAAAGTCTACTTGAAAGATCTGTTTGTCCTATATCTTTAAGTTTTGCAGCAAGCAATGTTCCACTTGTATATGCATCAACCTGAGTATTATTTAAATTCTTTACAGTAGCAGTCAATACTGTTGCATTTGCAGTAGTGCTAAACGTGCCCATTGCAACTGTTGATAATCCATCTGCAAGATTTCTACTTCCTGCATCTAAATCTTTATACGACCCACCCAAAAGCATATTTGCTTCATATTCAGCATTTGTTGCTCCTTCTGCTGAAACTAATTTACTAATAAGTGTTGATTGTGCTGTTGCTACATTTTGTGTTGCTGGAATAATTTCTTTTAATGCAGCACCTAAAAATTGTGTTTGTCCACTATATTGAAGCATTGCTGCAACCATATTCTGAACACCCTTTGGATCCATACCAGAAGCTACCTGTGCTGCTGCAAATTGTTTAAGTGTTCCTACAACTGCTTTAATATTATCTCCATAACCCTTAATTGAATCTGCTGTTTTCTTCATTGGATCAGAAGAACTTAATTGTCCAATTGCATTAGACATTTGTTGAATTTGAGTTAATGCTGTTTTGCTGGTAATTCCCGCAGCTTCAACTTGTTGTGCAAAATGAATAATTGGAATTGTTGTTGATGTTACAGTACCACCAAACATTTTAATTGCAGCATCTGATTCAGAGAATGTTGCTTTAACTGTAGCTTGATGTTCTTTTTCTGCTTTCATCAAATCGCCAAAGCCAGATATAACAACACCTAAAGCAGCCCCAGCTGCAGCACCTTCTGGTCCAAACATCATGCCCATTCCAGCCATTGAAGATGCTTCTGAGGTCATACCTTGAATATTACTTCCCTTAGGTAACATGTTTGCAAGCATAGGTCCTGCAGTCATAAGTGCCATAGATCCCATCATCTTTGCACCCATGTTCATGCCACCGCCTTCTTTGGTGAACATGCCTTTAACTTTACCAATCATTCCGTTAGAACCACTTTGTGCAGCCAAAACTTCATCTGCTTGTGCTTCAGTAGCAGCAACAACTTCTGGAGTTCCTTGAGTTATTCCTTTAGCAACAGCAGAAGACATATCTTTTCCAAGCAGGTTCCAATCTGCTTGAGTACTTGCTGCTAATTCTTTAGCAGAAGCATTTAATGAATCACCAATTATTGCTTCCATCCCTGGAAGAGTTTCTTGAATACCTTCTTGTACACCTTGTGCAATTGGCTTTCCAACTTGTTCATTAAATTCTTGTGCTGGACTTGCAATACCAGCTGCTTGTTTCATTGTTGATTTAATTTTATCAACTACTGATTTAGCTGAAACACTTAATTTTTGATAGTTAGACCCTTGATTTAAAGCATAATCAGTAACTTTATTATCTTTATTTCTTACTTGACCAACTGGAACTTCATTAAGATATGCAAGAGTTCCGCTTTTAGTAAGTTGACCCGATTTTAATCCTGAACGAACATAGTCTGCTCCAGCATTTACTCTTACTTGACCAACTTGTTGAGATGCATTATCTAATGCCCTTGCTACTTTTCCTGTAGCTCCTGTTGCATTTTTTTGTTCATCAATTAACCTTCTTGTTTCATCAGCTAAATCCTGATCTGAAAGTGTTGCTTTATTTAAAGAAAGAACTCTTTTCTTTAATTCTGTTTCAAAATCTGCAAGAGCTTTTGATATTTCTGGATTTGAGGCATCTTCTGAAGATAAACCGCCTAATGCAGCAGCCTTAGCAAACTTAGATCCTCCGCCTTTTTCCCAACCAGCTGCAAAAGCTTCTGGAGTAGCAACACCACTTCTTAAATCAGTATTTAGTTTTTGAGGAATATCTGCAACCAAATTAGACAAAACTTTTACAGAACCTGGCAAATCTTTTTGCAGACTAATCAAGCTTGGATACTTAGTCATCATGGTTTGATATTGCATTGTTTCTGGTCCAAATGGCATTGAAGCATGTCCTGAAACAAGACCACCTTCTTCATAACCTGGCAAACTATTGTTGAGCATTGCATTAACAAATGCACCATACTTTGCAACAGTTGGTTTTGATAAAACAACTTCTCCTGGCGTAGCCATAATTGGTACTGTATCGCTATTTCCAGATCCAGGAACAATACCGCCTGTTGCAAATCCTGGGATTGACATTTGTTCATAAATTCTTGTTTCTGCTGTTGCAACTGCACCTACTGCTGATGTTAAATCACTAACTCCTGCACCAACATTCATTGTGTCTACTAAACCACTAAGGCTCTCAGTTAATTGTTTAATTGCTGCAGTTAATAAATCTACTTCATCAACGCTAGATACTAAACCTTTGTTAAAAAGACTATTTGCATTTTGTGCTGCTAATAACTCTGGAGTTAAGAGCTGTCCTAAAGTTTTTCCACCAGTTGCAAGCTGCTTTATATTAAAAACACCTCTTACTAAATAACCAATAAAGTTGCCCATCAAACCAGTTAACATGATAATTGGTCCTGATAAAGCTACACCTACTGCAAGTGCACCCATAACGCTTTTAAGTGGTCCTGGTAATCCGCTGAAAAGTTTTGCAATACTATTACCAAAATTGAGTAACTTAGTTCCCAATTCAATAATTTTTTGTCCTACTGGATATAAATCTGCTTTGATAGTAGCCATAGCTTTTTGCCATTGTGCAGATGGAGAAGATGTTGCTTGAGTTAATTCTTGATTTGCAAGAGTTTGCAATTGCTGACTTGAAGCATTTGCAACTTTAATAGCATTTACAGTTTGGCTTGTACCTTGATTAAAATTATCAATAAGTGCTGACATTCTTGAGAATTGATATTTACCAAAAAGTTTTTCAATAAGTTGTTCTCTTGCTAAGGGTTGCAGCTTCAAAAGTCCTGCTTGCAAAGCTTCAATCATTTGAACTGGACCGCCTGCATTTTTAATGTTGGCAAGATTTATACCAAAGGCAGCAAACTCTGTTGTTGCTGCTTTTGTTGGAGAAATAATAGATGCAAAAGCAGACTTTAATGCGTTAGCTGCTTGTGCTGCTGGAACACCAGCTTCTTTCATTGCAAGAAGCATGATTGATGTATCTTTATAGCTTCCACCAAGCTGGTCAATAACTGGTCCAACTTTACTTTCTGCAGAAACAAGATCTGTCATTGAAAGAGATGTTTGCTTTTGAATTGAACCAAAATAGTTAACGGCATCCGCAGTTTGTTCAGTATTTAACTTGTAAACATTTTGAAGAGCAATCATTGCATTTGTAGCAGTTTGCTGATCAAGATTTCCAAGTTTTGCTAGCCTGTCAGTTTGCTGTGTAAGATTTATAAGATCATTTCCTTGCTTACCCATAGCAGCAAACTGTGTTGCAACCTGCACAGTAAATTCTTGAGATATTCCTAGTGTTGAAGCCATACTTCTACCTAAGTCTAGGACTTGTTGTGAAATTTGATTAATAGAATTTTGACTTGGTGGATTTAATCCTTCACCATATACCTTTTGCAATTGTGTAAGGGCAGCGTTTACACTATCAAATGCAGAAACTGCTTGTGATCCAAATAACATTAAAGGTATAGACATACCAACTGTTAGCTGTCGTCCCGCCCATTGTGTATTTTTGCCCCAGTTAATTAATGCTTGTGAACCTTTGTTAACTGCAATTGCATAAATATTTGCTTCATTAGCAGCAATCTTGGTTGCATTTGCCACCTCATCAATACTTGTTGGGGTAAATACAGAATAAAAACCCTGTTTTGTTGGGTCTGCCATTATTACAGAGTTTTGTAATTTTGTTTGTTCTACAGCAAGTTGTTTTACAGAGTTTGTAGCAGATCCAGTTTGATTTGTTACAATTTGAAAATAATTTTTTAAACCTAAGGATCCTTTTTGAAGGTTTGTGCCAAAATTTTCAAGCTCTGTAGACGCTTGAACAGTTGTTAATTTAAATTGCCCTGCAGCAGTCAAAGCTTGACTAAACTCACTTGTAACGCTTTTTAATTGATTTGAAATATTAGAGCTTAAGGAAACATTTCCCATGCTCTGATTTAATAAAGCTACTTGTGATTGTAATGCTTTTATCTGCGAATTAATTGAAGAAAAGTCGCCAAGAGCAACTATATTAAGTTCTATTTTTGCCATTAGTACTCACCCCCATTATTCTTGTGACATAAAGCCAAGCCCTTCACCTACTCCAAAACCTTCGTTACTAGCAGTTCTTGAATTCATAAGAGCGGAAACATCTTCTGGTTCTTTACTCTGTTCTTCAAGATCAATTCCATTCAATGCTGCAAAGAAAGTTCTATCTCTTTTTTCTTTTTCTCTTGATGCTTCTAATACTGCTAGTAATTCATTAATAGAAAGACTAGACTCTAGTTCATCAAAATTCTTCCAGTGACCTAGAAGAAATACTTCGGACTCTAGGGAGCTTAGATCTAGTTCGTCCCAACTAGAGCCGCTCCCATTAGGTTTGGGTCTGTCAACTTTAAACCACCTGAAACTTCAAGAATTTTCATCATTGTAGGAATTTCAATTACATCCTCAAATTTATCTCTATTTGTTCCAAGATCTGGTCGTGATACTTTTAAACATTCCATAGCTGCTTGAATAAAAACATCCATTGCAGCTTGTTCTGACTGATCTTCAGCCTCTTGCATACTATTAATTATATCCATAAACTTGCGATGTTGTTTTATAGGCAAAGGTTTTAATGTGATAGTTGTTCCATCACTCAACTCAATATCTACAATATCATATACTGCTGTTGCCAATTTATAGCTCCTTTGTTTAGTTAGTTAAATTATACCAATATTATTAGTCAAAACAAATTCAAGACCCCGCCATTTCTGACGGGGCTTGAAATTCTATATTAAGTTGTATTTTACAGATTAGTTTGTGCCGTATACACGGTCAATAACTACACCATATTCTGAACCTGCATAAGCATAAGAAGAATCTGGTAGACAACGGAAGTTCACTGGAAATACTGTTGCTGCATCACGCTTAAGAGCATGCATTGTTGTATCAATAGAAACAACACGGCGAGCAACGTATACACGTTCCTTGCTACGTTGAGCAGTAGTATTTGTTCCAGCTGCAATCACTGTTGATCCTGAAGGACCAGAAAAATCTGCAAACTGAGCAGATGTACCAATTTGCTGTGGAGCTTGTCCAACTGCAATAAGTACACGCTCTACTGGATTATCTCCAAGAGCACCTGCAGCCATGTTTAATGTTGCTGCTGGGCTATCTGAATTTCCTAGAGAGCTGTCATTATTGATCAAAGAAGGCTTTGATGTTACTGTGCTTGCAGAGTCTGCAACATAGTAAGAATCCATTTGACCCCATGAGAATGTTAAATTCTCAAGAGTTGCTTCTGTAAGTTCTGTCTTAAGCATAACCTTAAGAGTTTGCTTGAAAATACGAGCTGCATCCAAAAGCTGATCAACCATTACTTCACCATATGTTGGTTCGTATGAAACTTCGAGTCCTGTATTTGTAAAACCTACTTCACGATATCCACCGTTTGAAGCACCTGCTGAAGCAAGAAGACCTTGACGAGCTGGTGTGCCTGTTGGAAAAAGATTACCGAGTGTTGTTGCGTCTGTTGCTGGACGACCAAAAGTGTTAGAGTTGTTACCAACGCTAACGAACAATGATGCTGCACCGACGATTACATTTTTAGTATTTAGAGCCATTTATTTATTTCACCACCTTATTTTATTTAGAATAAAAAGAGATGACAACTTACTTCCTCATAGAAAATCATAGCACTTCTTTGATATAATTCAAACTTTAAATATATCTGCCTGAATTGGCTACAGTTCCTTCATCAACTGATCTGGTATATGTATAATTAATTGAAAAATCACCACTCATAAAGCCACCCTCATCTATAAATGGCTGTACTGGATTTGCAGATTCAAGCCTACAATATAAAAATTTAAATGGGCTACCAGACGACTCGGCAGCAAAATTTATATCTCCTGCTGAAAATTCATATCTTCTAAAAAGGTCTGTTAAAAAATTAGAAATAGCAATAATTTGTCCGTTATCCCTTGATATAATTTGCAAAACCATATTTTCATCTGATATCCACCATTGAACTCCATAGTTCTTTTGAATTATGTCATAAGTTATATAAGTTTTTCCTGGCAAAAGATTATTAAATTCTGGAACTTGTTGTGAAGGAATAATAGGTACGAGTAAGGTATCAAAACCATCAGCATTATAATCATTTGGATCAAAAAGTCCAGCTTCTTGAAGTTGGCTCCACATAAAATCCCTGATGTCAAAAGCTGCAATTCTTGTATAATCAACTGTCACTTTATAATAACCCCCGTATCTATTTGATCGGCAATTGCTGTAACTGCCTGCCTAATTTGTGCAACACCAGAATTATTTGAGCTTAAGACTAATGCCACATCATTAGCTATTCTCTCATATAACCCAGATGAATCCAAAATTACATTTCCATTTTTTGTATACCATTCAAGTAAATATTTAGAAAAAGAATTTTTTGTTTGTAAACCGCCTGGATGCAAAATATTTATTTTAGTGCTTGGAGCTACAAAAACAACTCCATCTGTTCCTGTCATGGCAATAACTTTTTTAGCCATAAAAGAAACTGGCGTTCCTGCTTCCATAACCTCTGCTTTATTTGCAAAAATACTTTGTTTTGAAACAAATTTACCAGTTTTTCCTGGTACTAATAATTCTGGATTAATTGGTACTGGCATTCTTGATTGAAGAAAATTTGCTGATATTATTAAGGTTCCTTCAAGTATTGCAGATCTTTCTAATACAAAAAGTCTAGCCGTTTTGTCTCCAACTTTTCCCCACTCATAAACGTGATGCATAGCTTTTTTATTCATTCTTGCATAATTATCAACATCAATCATAAATCTTTCGCCAGTAATAGAAAATACTGCACGAGATATTTGATCCAAAACTTCTGGTTGAGTAAGTTCTTCTATACTCGAGGTAAAATCATCTAAACTTTTTACTAATTGATTTGTATCAATTTCAAGCTTGATTGTCATCTTGTAGCTCAGTTCTTAGAAGAACTGCTTCATAATAAGCAACTCTTCCAAATGGATCTAAAATTACGTGAGAGGCAGTCACTTCAAACTTTGTATCTGGTGAATCAATTTTATCTATTTCAACAAATATTGATTTATTATCACTTGACCTTATATTTTCAATACGCCAACGCTTACTCATCAATTCAAAACAATACATTTTAAGCTGCATCTTTTCATCATAATTCATATCAGATGTTTTTGCAAAAGTTTTATTATCTGTTTTTGTTGAAGCACCTTTCATTTTTACTGGTTCTATTTTACATTGAATTGTATGATCATAAACCCATTGACGTTTAATAGCACCAGTATTTGGATCTTGAACATTTTGCTGAGTATATACATCAGCAGACATATTCATAACTGAACCAATAAATGAATTTGCAACATTTTTATTAAACATTAGATTATCACAATATTTGCTTTACGGTATTGATCAAGAATATTATCTACTGTAATATTTCCAGTACCATTAAATGCTCCACCAGCCATCTTAAACGAAATTTCGCTAAGTTCGACCTGTGACAAATATTTATTTCTCCAATTGTAATCGTTTGAAAGGATATCATTAACCAAAAGCATTGATGCTAACTTTATATCTTCTGGCACATATTTATATCCAATTTGCCCAACAAATTTATAAAGATACCCATCTCTAAAGCGACCATATTCATAAATTTCTGGATCCATTTCATTATTCCAGCCATCTGGCCATGCTGGATACCATATTCTTAACTGATATCCTGTTGGGCTGATTTCAGTCTCATAGCCAAAAGTATCATAGACTGGATCTTGAGTTCCATCAAATACTAAAATTTGATTCTCATACATCTGATCAATGCTCAACATTTTTTCTGTCAACTGAATTGTATTTGCACCAATTGCATAGACTTCTTGACTTCCATAATAAATATAAAATTTTATGCCTGTATAGCCTTCTATAATGGTTCTAGCGACCTTTTCTGCACTGACTATGGACTTGGCATCAACATAATTAGGATAAGATGGCTCTGAGCCAAATTGAAAGAAATCAACAACTTCTGAAACAGTGCAGTATGGTGTTTCAACTGCATAAAAATCTGTTTGAGTCACGGCTATGCCATTTATGGTATAAGACCATCTTACCTCTAACATACGGTTTAAATTTGTAATAGCAGGCGTTAACAGAAAAGAATAAATTCCCGCTGGATTTTCATCATAAGAATTTAGATTAGAAAACCCACTTATTGCCGTTGCATCATTATCTGCATCATAGATTGATAGTGTTGGAAGAGAATCTGCTTGAGACAGAACTCCATTGCTATAAACCTCTAGCTTTATTTTTTCTTGACTGTTAGTGTTGATTGTTTGCAATCAAAACACCTCCTATTTATGCGTAGTACTCTTGAGCCTCTCGGGGAGTCGCAAGGCGGAATCCTGCTTGTGTATCAAAAATTCTTTGAGCGTCTGATTCTGGCATAGCAACAAAAGGATGTTCTGCTGTGAACTCATAACCTTGTGTTTGATAAGAATGGTTATTTCTTTCCATTCTAACCAGAACTGTATCTGTAACCTTCATTATTTTTTGCTCTCTCTTCTTTCTTTCAAGTTCGGGAACCTTTACTTCTTGTTTTTCAGCATCTGTAAACTTTGCATACATTTGATAACTGATGCCTTCTTCTTCAAGATTAGCAATGATTTCCTGTTTAGTTTTAGATCCTTGGACATCCACTCCAAATGTATCTGCAACTTTTCTTAGTTCTGTAATTTTTAATTCTGTAAAAGACATTTGACTTCCTCTCGTCATTGTTAATTATATCAGAAAATGGCTAAGGGGACTACATAAGTAATCCCCCGCCTTGCAACTAATAAATATTAGTATGTATTACCGTTTCCTGTGATTCCTGGATTGTTTGTAACAGATCCAAAAGCACCTGAAGCAACAGATCCTGCAACCTTGATATTCTTAACGATAACGTGTGCATCGTAGTTTTCCATTACGCAACCGACACGAATGAAGAGTGTGTACTCAATTGTGTCTTTCTTTGGCTGGAATAGACGATAAACAGTTACGTCACGCTTGATACCAATGATGAAGTTCTGTGGGAACGTCAAGTGTACATCACCATGAAGGCCTGATGCACCGCTGTAATCTCCTGTTTGGGTTTCAACCATCAACGGAACGTTGATAACTGGAATACCAAAAGCAAATGGAGTTACTGTACCTGGACCACCATCGTTAGCAGCAACATCACCACGTAGGATACCTGAAGCGATATCAAATGGTGTGAAACCTGAAGAGGTCTCAGCTGTTAGATTGTATAGATAGTCCTGAACCAAATTCGATCCTGTGAAGAAGCGAAGTTGATTACGGCGTTGCTTGTACTTACGAGGCAATGTCTTAATTGCCAAGTTGAAAACCGCCTTGTCAAGTCCGACACCCTGTGCGTCAACAACGTGAGCGTTGTTAAGAGCCAATGTGCGGAAACCTGCGAATGCTGACATAAGACCAGACCCTGTGCCTGTACCGTTAATAAGGGTATCCTCAATATCGTTACCTGCCTGGGTAGCCATAAGTCTTGCAATGTGGTCTTCTAGATCTGGACCTTCAATATTGTCTTCAAGAGACTCTGCTGAAAGTTCCCAGTCAAGACGTAGCTTACGAGTAGTAAGCGAAACCTTGTTAAATGTTGCATTTTGTGCAGAGAAAGTTGTTTCATTAGCATTTGTATAGCTATCTCCACTAGCCACGAAATTACGTGGGTTATCTTCCTGTGCAACAGTCATGATACGTTGTCCAACTGCAACACGATCAATTTCGGTTGTATTTGAACGCATACGGATTGTACGAGCTGCCTTAGCAAGAATTGTTGCATCCCACATATAATCCAAGAAGCGATTAGCTTGATCTGGATATAGAAGACCATTACCTGAAAGGGTAGAGGAATCTGAAGATGCATTGACTGCTGAAGAACCGAGGTCCGTAGTATCAATTACTTTTTGTAGAAGTTCATTACTCATTTATTTATTTCACCACCTTATTTTTTTTAGATTAATTAGTTAGGGTATTAACACCGAGGAAGTGTCCTTGCCATATACTTTTTGTTTTTGTTTCTCCGATTGGAGCGGAAACTCCAACGGACTTCTTAACTGCAGTTGCAGATTCAAAATTGGTTAACTGATGATCAACATATTCAATCTTACCAAACATATCTGTTACCGACTTTTGTAGTGCCTCATGCTTTTCTGACAAATCTGCATGCGATTTCTTCATTTCCTCAAATGAATTGTTTACCTTTGCAAGTTCAGCGGTAGTTACATCAATTACCTTCTGAAGATCTGCAATGGTTGCTGATTGTAGAGCATAGTTCTTTTCTAAAGACTCTCCAAAGAAGGTCTTTAGGTCAGTGACCATCTTTGTAAAATCAAGAGTATCTTCAACTTCAGAAATTTCTGCAGCTTTTTCAACTGTAGTTTCTGATGAAGATTCAACGCTTGTAACCTCTTCGGCTGGAGCCTCAACATCAATTGACTTTTCAATTGTTGCTTCTGTATCTTCTGCCATTTTGCTACCTCCTTCGTTGAGCGAAATATCATCACTCTTTTTAAGTCCGTCTTCAAACGTGACTTTTTTATTGCTATTTTGATCAGGATAAAGGTTAATAGTAGCATTGCTATCAATTACATTACCTGCCAAACCTGGAGCTGCTGTCTCCGTTGCTTCATGTGCTGATGTTGGTGCATCATCTTTTTTAAAATAAGAATCAATTACTTTTTCAATTGCTTCAAACTTTTCAATATCTTTTTGTTCAACCCAACCAATATTTGTCATTGGTGCATCACAAACTACACAATCTTTTGAAACAGATTCTGATGTTGAAGCAACTTCATCTTGCTTACACCAAAATACATTTTCAAGAATTACATCTGCAACCATACCTTTAACAAAGGTGCTTCCATCTGTATTTTTTTCAATAGAAAAAAAGTTTGCTAGCTGATTTGCTGGTGAATCTACAAGACTAAGTTCATGTAAATCATAATCGTGAATAACTCTTCTGTCTTTACCAGAGTTATCATCAGCTTTTTCCATTTTTGCATCATTGATATTACCACCAATTGAGAATCCTGAATAAGTTCCATCTAAGCATTTCTCCCATGCATCCTGTGCACCCTTAGAGATATATGCTGTTACATAAATTCCGTTATATTTCTTTTGTGTTTCTGGATCAAAAAAACTGTCTTCTTTAAAATCAACCATTTTGCCAACTGCTGTTGGACCATGCATTTCACGGATATTACCTCTAAAATTATCAAAAGCCTTCTTTGAAGCATCCGCCGTCACAATATCTCCATGACGATCAACATTATCTAAAGATGCAAAACCAGATACAGTTCTTTTCTCCTTGTTAACCTTTGTAATAGGAAAATGAAGAGCCATTGATGATTCACTGTTTTGCCAATAAGTTTTTTGAATTTCCATATGTAAATAAATAATAGCAATATTTATAAATAAAGCATAATTTTGACTAAAATTATTTTATAATATTACTATTTATTTTGATGACTTTTTTGACATCAGCCCCTTCTGGTTTATATTTTAATCCCGCCTCATAAGGTTCTGGTGGGTTAGGATTGTTATCTTCTATATTAGAAGCATAGGGAGTAATTATATGAGAATCTGGGTTTACATTTGGGCTTGCCATAGAGTTATGTGAAACCAAACCTCCAGTTATAAAACCAACAGCTACGTATGCAAGATGTGATATATCATGCTGAAAACCAGTGGCTGCCCATGTTGAAAAAGAACTTGTAAGTGCAATACCTAATGTTTTTGCATCAAGAATATTAAATTTAAAATGATGTTTTAAGCTCATAAAGAACCCTTTAAAGTATCATAAACTATTTGAGGAACTGCTCCTGCTTTTACTATTATTCCCGCTTTTTTATCAAAAATAACTAATGCTGCCTCTGTTTGAGTATTCATGGTTCCAGTAGCATACTTTGCTAAAAGCAGACCTTTATTTACAAGAGCTTTTTGAATAGTTAAGACAGCATCATTTGTTTGACCTAGTGCAAATGAATTTGCTGTTGTTGGAAACGGAGGAGCATAAAATGCTGTAGGTGTAGGTGTTGGAGTAGGGGTTACAGCAGGCATTCCTGCTACTGACCCATGTATAGCTGCTGTAGCACCCGCTACAGCAGTTCCTGTTGCACCTACTACAGCTGTTGCCTTTTTACTAGTTACACCCTTTGAAACTGGTGCAAGTGGAATTGGGTATTTTGGTCTTACAATTGCCATAACGTAAAGGTAAGGACGATGTTCACGATAACATCCTTGACCATTTGCTGCAGCAGAAGTATTTGATCCACCAGTGTTAAAACCAATAGTTGTTAATCCATCAGCACTTGCTGCTTCTACAATTTCTACATGTTCAGCTACACCCGTACCCCATGAATAAAATACTAGGTCGCCAGGTTTTGCTTGATATTTATTAACAACTAATCCCTGACGTTGAAACCACTCAAGTCCTGCAGGACAATATGCAAATCCTTTTGGGGTTTGTGCAGCTACTAAAGAAGATAAACCAACTTGTGCAAAACACCAACTGATTCCCATTGCACAATAACTTGCATTTGGAATGCCGTACCAAATTCCATATGGGTTTTCATTATTAGCACCCTCAGTAAAACCTATTTGACTACGAGCAACATTTAAAACATCTAACGCTGTAGACATTTTTAATTACCTTCTTGTGGCCCGTCACCCTTAGCATTACGACCAGTTCCCATTTTATCAGGAGCATTTATAGTTCTATTTTGATCACGTGTTTTATTTCCACTTGAATCTGAAATAGAATCACTCGCTTGCTTTGGATTTAAAACAAGAACTGTATCTCCACTTGAAATTGGAGCAAGTCCCTTACGTGCACGAACTTCATTAGGAAGAATAACTTGATCTTTAAGATAACGATCATCAATTCTTGATTGAGTTTCTTCATCTGTAAGTGCAAGTTCATTAAATCTTAAAACATAAGCATCTGTAAATTCTTTGATAATAAGATTAATTTTAAATTCAAGTTCTTCTTGTCTTGGACGACAAACTTGCTCTTTAAATGTTTTATCAGCATCTTTAGCATTTGCCAGTGAAACTCCTTGTGGCATACCAATTTTTGAAATAGGAACACGGTGTGCAATAAGAATACGATCTCTATTTTCTACAGCATAATTCTTAAATGAAGAATCTTGAACTCCCGCTTCAATTGGCTTCATATCAAACTCAACACGACCCTGCTCACCATCTGATGGTAGAGGAATGTAAAGTGTTCTATGATTTCTGCCCTTAAGACCTGTTTGAAAAAATTCAAGTAATTTACGCTCTGAATCAGCAGTAAGCTTTGCACCTTTTACAGTAATTATATAACGTGGAACAGCTTTATTTTCAAAATAATCTAAGTTAAATCTTTGTGCAAACTCATCACCAGCTACCGCATTTTTAGCAGACAAAACATCTGGAACCCCATAATATGTGTTTGAAGGAGTAAAGACTTTAAAATGAATAATCTCATTTGGTTGAGGATCTGTACCAATTTGATCTGGAGTATCAGTATCTCCAAAATTTCTAAAGAATGTGTATCTGTTATATACAACTTGAACAAATCCGTCACGGTGACGACGAATTCTCATGGTTGTTGTTGGGACATGCCCGATATATCCAATTTTACCAGTCGCAGTTCTTCCAACTTCAAGATAAGCATTTCCTGTTGATTCTAAATCAATAAAAACCTTTTTCATTGTTTCAATAAAAGAATCATCTGAATTCATTGACTCTAAATATTCACGTAGTTCAACTTTTGCTTGCTCTAATTTACCACGTAGCTTATCAAGCTTTTTTGGAGTATCCATAACTTGTTCAACCTTTTGTTTTGTAGCCCAAGTTTCTTCCCATTTATAACCTAAACCTACAACGTTTGCTGCCTTAGCATTTACTGCAGAGTGATGATAAGGAGAAATATCATAAAGCTGTGCTAAATATAAAATATTATATGGAGGTTGTACAATTTGAAAAAGAGAATATCCTGTTAAATCAAGTGGATCAAGCTTTTTTGATTTAGCATCATCTATACCAGTAAAGGACTTTTGAAGCCTTGATACTTGTCGTCTAAAATTAGGGCTTAGTCCTTCTGATTTTTTAATTTCATCCCAAGTAGAATTGAAAGGGTCTGCAAAATCTGCCTCTACTGTATGAGGAATATCCATTTTAACGGTTACTCCATTATCATCATCATCATAGCTGTCATCTATTTTTAAATTAGCCAAGTTTCATGTCCCTCATTTCTTTAATGTAATCCATCATTGCTGGTAAGTCTTTTTCATCTGGAACAAGCCCCATAGTCATTCTTTGCTTTTGTTCTTCAAGTTCTTCATCTGTTACAGGTCTATGACCTGCAAAAAAAATTGGCTTTCCTTCACCTAGACCATAGCTTACCGCTTCATTTTTTAATTTTTTAATTTGGCGAATATCGCCTTTCATTGAAGCTATGCTTAAATAAGCACCTTCATCATCCATCACTAGTGAACCATCTGGCATCTGCCAGGCATACATGCCCCAATTTACTTCATCTATTGGTGTTACTTTCATTTTACCCATATATGTATAATACCATTTGGTTAAGTTAAAGCGTAATTTTTGAACATATGAATGCCATTTTAGAATATATGATCATGTGCTATGACTGCAAGACCGCCATTTAAGCTTGTTGATGAACCAGAATATTCCAAAATAGATCCCAAGTAGGTGCTACCGTCATTAATTGTGGCTACCTTTGTTGATAAATAAGATAAATATCTATTTTGAACACCTGTATTTGTTAAAGAGTTTGGAAAAATTGTAATAAATCCATATGTTGCGTCACAAGGAGAGTATGTATCATTTTGATCTCCATTAATGTATATTGAATTTGTTTGAGATAATGGTAATGTAACTAGTATATGGTAAGTTTCACCTTCTACAATAGTAAATGATCCTGATGATTGATCTACAGAATTTATATAAACCTTGCCACCGCTTAAATTACTAATCATACTATTACTTAAACCATCAATATATAATGCAACGCCACTATTATCAGAGAAATCAAGAATTGACTGACCAGATCCATTATATCTAAACCAGAACTCTATTGATTGATATGAAGTTAAACTTTCAGAAGAAATTATAGCTTTTCCTGGATTTAATATCCCAGGCTCTTGGCTTGAAAAATTTATTCCAAAATTTCTTGATCTACTTAAAAATGGCAGATCATCTTTTTTTATCATATATGTATTACTTGTATATGGAGACATAATAAATCCCCCGCCATCTGCAGAAAGACTTACAGTGTTATATAAACCTATGAAAAGATTATCAATTCTTGGCTGAATGTTTATTGAAGAATCTTCTGAGTGAATTGTAATTTTAACTAAAAGATTTGAAGATGCAAGATCTGAGGCAGTAGATAAAAAGAATGGAACAGATTTATTATTTTCTACTTGATAAAATGTATTTCCATTATCATATGATGCATACACAGATATATAATTAGATGAAGATACAGAGCTTTGAGGTAATGCTGTTTCCCAATGTATATCTAAACCAGCGAAGTTTTGAAATTGTGCAATTGGAAAATTATAATACCAGGAACCAGTAAATGGTTGACTTGAATTTGTTTTTAATACAGTTATTCCAGAAGCATCTGAAATTAAACCATCATCAAATTTTCCTTTATTATAATCACTTGCAGAACTAAATTGTTTTTTTGAAACAAACATGTTGTCTTGGTTATTAATATTAATCTGATAAGCACTGCCCTGCTGTGCATAATTTTTTGGATCATTATCTCTGCTTGCCCAAGACATGTGAGATCTTATTTCATTTATTGAAAGTTCTCTTGAATAAAAAGCTAAGTCACTAATTAGAAAACTAAATCCTGATGGGGCTGGACCTATATTAAAATCAATTTCAATATTTTCTGAAGTACCAAATATAAAACCATTACTGACTGTAATTGTTTCATCTGACATTCCATTAACCATAATTTTAATATTTCCATCTTGATATAAAGCAAAAACATGAAATTTTTGATCAAAACTTGTTAGTTGTTTTTTAGTTGTAAAGCTTACATCTATGCTTTTAAAATAATCAATACCATAAATAGTATAATATATGGTGTCTTCAATTAAATAAATCTCACAAACATTATTGTTATTATCATCAACACCTTTAAACAAACTGATTTTTGAGGATATATTATCTTCAATTAATGCCCAAAATTCTATTCCAAAAGTTTTATTTTCATATCCTTTATTAAAAAAATTATAATTATTATCAATAAACATTTTTGTATTTGATGTTATTCTTGCACCATTAAAATAAGATTCGTTGGACAGTGAAGTATTTATTGGAGCAACATTTAATAATGAAGCAAATGAACCACCCAAAACATAACCATTATATTGAAGTGTTTCATCTGGTATCTTGCTACTTTCAGTTTGGTTATATAAAACAGTTATATCATTATAATTTGTTTTATTATCATCATAGCCAAACGAAACAATTTCATTTAATCTCCAGTATCCTAAGGGTAAGTCTGACAAGATTCTATTCTTATATGACATAAAATTTCCTCGTTATACTATAGTGCTTCTAAGAACCTTTACGGTTGCATTTGTTGTGGCTGCATCAGATATAGTAACTTTAAGAGTTACATTTGAACTACTTAAAGATGCAGAAACATTTACTCCACTGATTGATGTTCCATTTTCTACAATTGCATATTCGGTATCATAAACAGAAAACCCATCATACAAAACAATTATTTTTGATGTTCTATATTTTGAACCCTGAATTATTTGTACTAAATATTCTGAAGAATTATAAGAAGAAGATGTTACTGCATAAGAATCTACTGTTGTTGCAGAATTTGTTGTAATTGAAGTTGAATTTGCTGATTGTGCTCCATATGAACCAAATGGATTTGTATTAACTGATTGCCCCAAGGCTACTGAGGAGCCATTTATTGTAATAGAGCCAGAAGACCATGATGGCACTCCTGAAGAAAGTGTCAGTACATAACCATTTGTAGTTGCAGAAAGTTTAGAAAGTGTGTTGGATGCTGATGCATACAAAATATCTCCAGTTGAAAGAGATGTTAATCCTGTTCCACCGTATTGAGTTCCAATAGTTGTAGCATTCCATGAACCATTGGTAACAGTTCCTAAAGATGTGAGTGAAGAGCCAGTAACAGTTGAATTTAAAGAAGATCCTGTTAAAGTGCCAGCTGCTGCAGTTACTGTGGCAGAAGATCCTAAGGATATTAATGTTCCATTTACAGTAATTGATGAATTAGTTAAAGCTGAATTTGGAATATTAATAAAATTAGCACCAGATGTATTGGAAGGAAATGTAACTGTTCCAGTAAATGTTGGTGAAGCTAATGTTGCTATTAAAGTTTCATCTACGCTTAATGTATTTCCACTCTTTGTTAATCCAGTACCTGCACTTATCTCTGCAACACCAGTAAACTGAGTCCAAGATATATTATCTGTACCTATTTTAATTGCACCTGCTGGATTTGTTGAAATTCCAACAGAGTTCATTATCCATCCTTGGTTTCCATTCGTTGCTCCAGCAACTACGAATGTTATATCTCCAGAATTTACTTGTCCTGCCAAATTATCATTATAATCTATTGCACGAGTTAATTTCCAAGTTGTTGATGCGGATCCTTGATCTCCAGAATTAGCAATATAATATATTCCATTTTGAATTGGATTTGCTTGATTCTTTACTAAAACACGAACATTTGATGGCAATGTTGAAGTATATGTATAACCATCAATAGATAAAAATCCATTTGTTGTAGCTTGTAAATAAGCTCCAATTCCAGTTCCTCCTGAAGCATCTGTTGTTCCAGCAGTATAAGCTGGAGAATTTGGAAGTACTGTTGTTGTTGCTAAATAAACAGAATCATGAGCATTTACTCCCGCTGCAAATGCATCAACATATTGCTTTGTTGCTGCTTGCAAATTAGATGTAGGGTTTCCAGGAAGAGTTACTGATCCTGTAAATGTAGGATTATTTAAAGGAGCATATGTTGAAGATGCAGAAGATGTAGTTAAATAACCAGAAATGCTTGCACCCGATGGTATTGTAACCGTACCAGTAAAAGTTGGATTATTAATTGGAGCATATGTGCTTGATGCTAAAGATGTGGTTAAATATGTGTTATTGTCTACACTATATGTTCCAGATCCATTTGTTTTTATAAATCCAGAAGTTCCTGTCAATCCAGATATTGAAGTTAAGTTAGAATTTAAAGGTTGATAAGAAGATGCTGCAGAAGCTGTAGTCAAATATCCAGAAATGCTTGCACCTGATGGTATTGTAACCGTACCAGTAAAAGTTGGAGATGCTAATGTTGCTAAACCAAATACTGATCCTCCCAAAGAAATTTGAGTTCCGTTTATTGTAATTGATGAATTGGTGAGTGCTGAGTTTGGGATATTGATAAAATTAGCACCCGATGTATTAGAAGGGAAAGTCACCGTTCCAGTAAATGTAGGACTATTGATTGGTGCTTTTAAAGAAATATTAGTTGTATTTAAAGATACTTTATAATCTAGGGAGTTTGTATCAGATGAATTATTTATGCCAACTTTGGTTTCTAATGCTTCCACTGCAAGATTAATATTGTCATGCTGATCAGAATGAACTACACCTGAATCGCCCAAGGTATTGCTTGGTGACGGTTGGCTAAAAGAGTCTATTGCTCCTGGAAATTGAGTACTCATATGCTCCTAGTATACCAAAATATTAAATTAAAGCATTAATAAAGACTTTAAATCTATACAATAGACGAAAATTAACTTAAACCTTGTATGTCTTTTACCGTAACACCCTGTCTGGTTGGTATATGGACTGGAGGTGGAATATAAACTGGCGTATAAATTGGAGGTGGAACACTGCTTACTGTAAAAGTATTACTTGTTGTAGAAGATGTGTTAAATCCAGTTTCATTTCCTGTAGTAACAACAAAATAATATGAACCGCTTGATAAGCCCCCAGTTCCAATACTTGTAGTATTGGATGCATTTCCATTTGAAACTTCTGAACCAGTACTTGTAAAAAGTGCCCAATAATAATAAATGTTTGTACTTCCACCAGAATTAGGTGCAGTCCAACTTGCACTTGCAGATCCAGTTCCTCCACTTGCAGTAATTGAAGAAATATTTGCTGGTAATGTCATAGCAAGCTGATTTGTATATGTAGTTCCAGCTGCTCTTGATAATCCATTAAATGTAAAACCACTATTATAAGTTGGATTATTATTGACATATATAGTTATATCATACGTTGTTCCAGCAACAAATGGTGATGGTGAATAAAAATTAGAATTTGAGTTAAGTGTACTCCATGATCCACTTGTTGCGTTTAATACTGCAAGACCAGAAGAATTTCCATAATCTGGAGCATAGTTGCCATATGATAAAAAATCTTCTCCAACATACGAAGAATCACTTGATTTTTTAACATAAATAATTACTTCATAATCTCCTTTTGGATATTCTGTTACAGGCCATGTCCAGTTTGCTTTAAACCTAGGGTAACCGCCATAGGAAATATTATAACAACTGATACCAGTCATAGTTGGATTTGGAGTTAAGTAATAACCAGAATTTCCATGATTGCCAAGTATAAATGGTGTAATTCCCTGCATTTTAGTAAATGTCTCCCACTAAAACCCAAGCATTTGATGAGTATTTTATTGCAGTAATTGAACTCCATTGGACTCTTGTTCTTAAATTACCCCCACTATTATTTATGCTTGAGTTTACTGTTACTCCAGTATCTCCAACTATAGAAACATAATTTCCTCCACCCTGAACTATTACAACTTGTGATCCTATTGGTAAAACAGAATCATTTGGAAGAGTAACAGTTGTAGTTGAACCTGATGTAATTACAACAATATTGCCATTATCTGATGATACAAGTTCATAGCTTGTAGTTTGATTATTAACAGATGCATAAGCTGTTACTGCACCTGAAACATTTATGTCTCCACCTACAGTTAAACCATTTTTTACTTTAAAATTATTGTCTGTCATTATGATAAATCTCCCGAAATTAGCCAAGTATTTGAAGCTATTTTTACTGCTGATGCAATACAATATGGCCCATTTGTTTGCACAGAACTTACTGAATCATTTGCATTAGCCAATGTAACTGTGTTGGTTGGATATACTATAAAAGTAATGTACTGATCTACACTAAAAGCTGTTATATTAGTTCCTATTGGTGTTTGAGAATCATCGGTAAGTGTTATAGTATGAGCATAACCATTATTAGTAAATACTAAATAACCGTTAAAATTTGTATTCATATTTATATCAGAATTATAATTACTTATTTTTAAATAACCATTTACTGCACCAGAAGAGATTATGTTTCCGCCCACAGATAGGCCATCTTTTACTTTAAAATTACTGTCTGTCATATGAGTTCACTCTCCCTCAAAACAAGTATACCACAAATTTTATCTTATAAAAACACATCACTTGTGGTCCCACCAAAAAGCCATAGTTATTCTTTCTCCATTAATTATTTCTTTTACCCCGTGTATATTTTCTATGCCACCACAAAAAAGATATAAAGAGTTTTTTGCTGGTTTTATTGATATATTATCATTTGGAAAATATATTTCACCACCTTGGTAATCATCATTTAAATATAAAACACTAGCATATTTTAATTTTTTAGAACCATTTGGATTGCCTTCTAAATCTGAATTATCTGAATGTAATGGTGCATAACTTCCTTTTTGCCAAACTTGAAAATATGAAGCTGATGAATAAAGCTCTTTTTCAAAAACAAATTCTGCAATTATTTTAATTTTATTTTTTAAATCAACATAAAAATTATTTTTGCTTCCAAATATATATTTGTTTTTTAAATCATATTTATTTTTATTTAAATTATATTCTTTTAAAAGTTGAAAAGAAATATCTTCATTAATAAAATTTTCAAATTTAGCTATCTTATTTGTTAAAACTCCAATTTTGCTTAAATTATTTTTTTCATTTTTAATAAATTTAATTTTTTTAAAATCTAAATCCTCATTCATATGTAACTCGTTTTTGATGATCTACATATTTTTCTCCGAAAGCATGAACTCCATTAAAATACTTTCTACCTGATTCATGAGGTTTAGATTTATCTTCATTTATTCTTTGTCTATTTAATTCATTAAGATCATCTTTTTCATTTTTTATAATTTGCTCATCAAAAAAATCATAAGAATCTTTTATTTTAAAATTATCAACAAAATATCTTGGAATAGGTATAAATGCTCCTAACGGGTCACCTTTTCTTACTTTAATTGTAAAATTAGGAACAGTAACTTTGAAATTAAAAGTAAAATCTCTTCTTATTTGATCAGACTCTATTACTCCTGTCATAGAAGAGCATCCAGGAATAAACATATTGGGTGGCTGTATTGTCATAAGATTAATTCCTGGAGGAGTTTTTAAATGAAAATGATTTTGTACAGTTATGATTCCTTGGCTAAAGCCTGTACCAATATATTGTTTATTACAGTTATCTTCATTTAAAAAAGTAATTACTGCATCTTTTTCTGTTCCGTCCCAAATTATATCAAAATCTCTCATTGATTTTATAACAAAACCATATTGATTTCCAATAGCTAGCGGTAGGCAGTAGTAAAAATGTGATGTGAACCAATCTCTCTTGGGATTACCCATAAGTGGTTGAATAATTTCATCAAAATAACCTTTAGTATTCTTATCATAATAAACGGCAAGAATACTATTTTCTGGGACTTCATACCCAGGCTCATTAATATAAGGGCCAGCCACTATCAAATCCTTTATCTGAAGTCCAAAAAGAAGCCAATGTGTAGCGATTGCTTTTCTCTACTTTTGTTACACCATGAGTATGATTTATGTCACCTGGATGAACAGCAAGCATACCTGGCCTTGGCTTTATATAAATGTTATAATTTGGATAAAATGTTTGTCCGCCATAATAATCATCATTTAAATAAACTATTGCACCAAAAATTCTATGTTGAAAAGATTTATGCACTTCAGTCTTTGACATATCATCCCAATGTGGTGGTTGTTCTAAACCAGGAAACCAGCGAACTAATTGCATTATATCTGGATATATATTATAGTCAAGACTATAAATCTCAACAATTTTATTTTTTATTTTTTCTCTGGCACCATGAATTATTGCACCAACCTCTTTGTCATAATTTTTATAAATATCAATATCATTCATGACACGATCGGACCAAAAATCTGAACCACCAGAAGTCCAGCCTTCTGTTGATTTTGCAAAGTCTAAGATTATCTTACACTCTTCATCTGACAATAGATTATTTACAGTTTGTGCTTTAAAAACCATCATTACTACTTTCACCTAATAATTTTAACATTGTTTTCTTCTTCCCACATCATAACATCTTTTTCATCATTTAGCAAGGGTTGACCTTTTATATTTAAACTAGTATTCAATAAAACTGGAATTCCAGTTATTTGCATCCATCTTTCCAAAACACGATATAAACCTGGATGCTGTTCTTTATTAACCGTTTGTACTCGGCATGTACCATCAACATGAACCACAGCTGGTATTAAAGATGGGATCTTACACTTTACTGTATACTGCATATAAGGGCTAGGCTTGCCTTTAGGCATCTCAAAAAACATATTTGCATATTCTTCCATAACAACTGGAGCAAATGGTCGAAATAACTCTCTTTGTTTAATTAAATTTACCTTATCTTTAGTAGAAATATTTCTTGGATCCGCTAATATGCTTCTGTTACCAAATGCTCTTGGACCATATTCCGCTCTTCCTGCTGCTACTGGTGCTACTCTATTTTTAATTAAAGAATCAATAATTTTTTCAACGGGATATTCATTTCCTAAATCATACCCTAAATATGGGCCTTCCCATTTTATATGTTTTCCAAGCAAAGCAAGTGCAGCACCTAAACTTGATCCAGCGTCACCTGGATTTGGCATAATCCAAATATCTTCAAAAACTTCCCATAATCTAGTATTTGCTGAACAATTTAAAGCACAACCACCCATAAATACAAGCTTGTTTTTTCCAGTTATATATCTTACATTATACATAAATTCAATTAATCGTTCTTCATAAACTTTTTGAACAGCTGCAGCTATATCAAATTTATCCTGCTCTGCAATATTTAAATTCCAGTTTCTGATACCCTTATGAAAGTTATATCTTTGTTTATTATACTTAGGAAAATATTTATTAACTTTCTCATAATATTTGTCAGGGTTACCATAAGCAGCCATTCCCATCATAATATACTCTTCTTGATTAGGAATCAATCCAATTAATTGTGTAAAAGCTGAATAAAATAATCCAAAACTAAATGGATAATTCTTTTTATATTTAAGTTTAATACTTTCACCAACACCAATCCATACGGTTAAAGTATTAAATTCTCCAATAGCGTCTAAAACTACAATAGCAGCATCATTAAAAGTGCTTGTATAATAACCAGCTGCTGCATGCGAATAATGGTGTTTAAATTCTTTTGGCTTCATTCCTTTATAAATAGGCTTCCAATCAGATGATCCGCCACGTAACTTTATTCTTAATCTTTTTAAAAAGGTTTTTTCATAATAAGCAATTTTATCTGGATAGCCATAATTAATTAAGTTATAATATATTTTATTATTATTATACCAATCATTTTTTTTCTTACTATATCTTTCTGCATGTCCTGCAAAAAGTATTTTTTCATCATTAATTAAAGCCATTGAAGCATCATGAGATGTTTCATTAAATCCTATTATGTTCATAATTAACCATTTCATTAAAATAAAATTCAGCCCAATGAATTTGTCTGTGTGTGCCTGGATGAGGATGACATGGCACAATATCGCCTTTTATATAAGATGTTTTATTTTGATATATATCATATGCAAAATCAAAAATTTCAAAATTTTCATTAAAAATATCAATGTGACATTTTTCAATATTCCAATTTTTCATTCTGTAAACATTAGTTAAAGACTCAACAGTTGGGTTTAAAGGATTATATTCGTTTAGGTCTTGTGATCCAAATTCAAAAAAAGAAGGAAATAAATCTCTAGTATAATCAGAACGATAATATTTAAAATTTTTATTTAAATATGACTCATAATCATTTTTTATAACATTTGACCATGTACTCCATATTAATTTTATACCAGTATATTCACAAAAAACTTCTAACATCCTTATATAATCTAAGTTTTTATAATAATACTCTTCCAATAAAATTGTTTTTTCCCAATTATATGGATATTCATCTTTAAACAATCTTTCTTTATGAAAAAACAAAACAATAGGAGAATCATATTTTTCATATGCAAAAAAGCTTAATCTTTCAAAATTTGAAAAATTACAAATTAAATATTCTGGAGCATATTTATATTTTTTAATAAATGCAAAAAAATTTGAAATATTTGTCATTGGTGAACTTCCATTATAAGAAATGTTTCCTACTGTATAGTTTCCTATTTCTTTTAATTTTTTTTCTAAAAATGATGGCCAAATTTTATCAATTGGTAATCCTAAACCAAAAGTATTTGAGCACCCCATTGTAATTACATTTGGTTTTTCAGAAAACTCTATTGTTCTTAAACCATCTGAATTATATTGATAATTATACTCTGGCCTTGGAATTTCACAATGCTCTGCATTGATGGAATCTACATTTTCTTTTAAACGATAAACTTGATTATAAGGCCTGTTATGCTTTTCCATAAATTCAGGAAATTTATCAAATTCATTCATTAGTATATCCATTTATTTCCATTAAATTTTTTATACTTTCTTTTTTGTTTAAAGAACAAAATTCTTTTTTTTATATAACTAAACATTTATTTTAGACTCATCCCACTCTCTCCACCACATTTTTGCATTTAATGGCAAAGAATAATTAACCCAAGAAAACGGGCCATTATTATTTGTATTAGGATTATCAAAAAATTTCCATTTCATATTATTAGTTTTTTGATTTATATTTCTATGTATATACGCAGTATAGGTGCTGCCAGAAGTTCCTATAAAATCTTTTGAATAATGCATTATTAAATTACTTACTAAGCCTAAAACAATTTCATCTGTAAAAGGTAATGATAAAAATTCTTTTTTAAAGTTTTTAAAAATATAATCATCAATAATAATTATATTTTTATTTATTTTATTAAAAATAATATTATTTGGATCATCGGTACAAATAACAATTGGCAATTCATCATCAAAAGAATTTAATCCATTTAATATCATTTCTTCTTTTGTGTCAAACATTCTTATAGCATGATCTGTAAGTCTTATATGAACACCATTAAAATCACCTATTGATTTTGCAACCATTTCTGCAAAATTCAAATATTCTTTTTTAAATTTTACAGAAGACAAAGCTTTATCTAAACCCGAGCTTCTATTAAAAAAGAATCTACTATACCAACCTAAAGTATTTTTTAAATGAAAGTTTTTTTCTTTTATAAAATTAAGTCTTTCTCTACCTTCTGAAAAAATATTTTCTATATAGGTACTTTCATTATTGCTATAATAACAATATTGAATATCTTCATAAACAAAATCCTCTTGAGGAAACTTTTCAATATTTTCATCAATTAAAACTATATTTAATGATTTATCCCAATCTATTAAATCTTTTATGTGTGGAGAATTATCATTATTTAATAAAGGAACATCTCTTTTAAACTCTGAATGTCTTAATGGCGTATATATTGCAAGCCTTTTACCAAATTCTTCAAAATCACCACACACCATATTGTGTATTACAACAGTTCTTTTGGTTTCATACGCCAAGCCAATAGCAAGCTCAAAGCTCATAAGTTGATTAATCATCCCAGTTGGGTTATGCATCTTATAAAATATCAAATCATTCATTTATTTGATTTTTTATCCAATCATAGGTTTTTGATATTCCAAATTCAAGATTTTCATCTGGAGAATATCCCAAAACTTGTTTTATTAAATCATTGTTAGAGGTTCTTGCATTTACGCCTATCGGACCTTTTATATGTATTTTATTTATTTGTTTATCTGCTATTTTACAAACAATATCAAAAAAATCATTTATTGTTATAGCTTTTTCTGATCCTATATTTATTGGTTGAAAAAAACTATCATTTCTGTAAAAATCAACTGTAGCTTTTATACACTCATCTATATATAAAAAAGATCTTACTTGATTTCCATCACCCCATATTTCAACATTTTCTTTAGCTAGTGCTACCTTTCTACATATAGCTGCTGGAAATTTTTCTTTCCCCCCCTGCCAAGTTCCGTATGGTCCATAAACATTGTGATATCTAGCTATTTTATTTTTCATTCCATAATTTTTATTATATGCAAGATAAAGTCTTTCACTAAACAGCTTCTCCCAACCATACTCCGTGTCTGGTTGTGCGGGATATACAGAATCTTCTTTACAATTTATATTTTCAGGATTAAGCTGATTGTATTCTGGATAAACACATGCTGTTGAAGAAAAAAATACACTTTTTATACCTACTCTATGGGCAGCTTTTAAAACATTTACATTTATTAATATTGAATTACTCATAACTTCAGCATCATTATTTCCAGTATTGATATAACCAGAACCTCCCATATCTGCTGCAAGTTGATAAACCTCATCAAATTTTTCATTAATCAATTGATCTACAAAATCCTGATTCCTTAAATCTCCAATAATAAATTTATCAGCAAAACTATCCCAATATTCTGGATATTTTAAATCAACGCCTAAAACCCAGATTCCGTCATCTTTTAATCTTTTTACAAGATGACTTCCTATAAATCCTCCAGCTCCTAGAACTAAAGCTTTTTTCATTTATTTTTTTAATAACCAATCTGATTCAGAAATTAAACCTCTTATAACATCTATGTATGTAGGTCCTTTTGTAAAAAACCAATGATCTGGTTCTACAAAATGAAAAAATATAAAACCAACTTTATTATTCTTGGGGTCTGGAAAATCATTTCTCCAATGCTCTTGATCTATGCCATAAAATGCCAAGGCATCGTTTTCTTCAAGAAAATATTCTTTACCCTCAACACAAATCCCCCATGGAGTTTCTTGATAAACACAAAAATCTAATGTATATGTACAAGCATTATCGTCTTTATGTGCAAATAGGTTTGCAGATTCACCTTCATAATGTGCAAATAAGCTATAAGATGGAAGTAAAGTTTTACTTTTAAAAACTTTTCTTGCTATAGGAGTTATGTCTTTTGAAATTTTTTCTATTTCTTTTGAAGTATATATATATCTTCCAAAATCTTTTTCAAAATATGTTTGTTTAGATAAACTATCCTTAAGATGATTTAAAATAAAATTAAAATCTTCTTTATTTAATAAATTTTTTATTATTTTAGGATCTTGTATGTTAGTATGCATTTACTTTCCTATTGATTTCTTTAATTTCATTTGCATTTTCTGGCAAAGAAAACCATCTAAACCAATTTACAACGGCATATCTTATTCCATTTTTTACTGGATTTACTCTATGAACATACAAAAAGTTGGACGGAAACACCAAGATGTCTCCTTTTTTAGGTTTATAAGATACATTAAAGTTTTGAAAAAATATTTCTCCATTATCATAATCATCATTTAAATATGCAGTAACAGAAACCATTCTGTTACAAATAGGACCATCATCCATATGATTTCCAAATTGTTGATCTTCTCCATATCTTAAAAAAATCCAAGCAGTGTCATTCAAATCATCAATCAAAAAATATTTTAATTTATAATCTTTAAGACATTCAACCATTGGATTTTTAACTCTTAAAAAAATAGATTTTTGATTATCATCAAGTGAATCTATCATCTCATCTTGAAATGCGTAATCAGAACAATCTCTACCCATTTTATTTATAACTGGTTCTCCGTCTTTTGTTAAACCATAAGCTTCTGAGAAATATGGATCTAAATAGTTTTTAATATCTTCTATTAAAATTTCTGTGTCTTTTATAAAATTATTATAAACCCAAACTCCTAGTGCAATTTCATTTTTATTCATTTAAATACCTTTTTTCTAAAACATCTATTATTATATGTATTCTTTTTTCATCACTTTCATTTTTAACACTATGGTCTAAAACATTGTTTATTTCATACCAATTGCCCAACTTCATATTAATTGTTTCGTCCATTACTGTAAAGAAAACATTATTATTTGTTAATATGGGAACATGTATTCTTCTTGCATATTTAGCAAAATCACCATCATCTTGATGAACAGCTACGGATCCGCCTGGCAACAATCCTATAACCTCACATCTTACAACTTTTCCATCATAATGCTTTTCAAAAATATCAAATAGTTTATATAAACATTTTTTAGAATTTTCATTTTTTAATGAATTAACATCTTGTACAAAAACTTTATCTCCTAAAGACCAAAAATATGACATAAATTTTATTTGAAACATTTTACTATCTTTATGTATATCTGTTAAATTTTGTCTTGATGTATCTATATCCCATTCTGCTTTATAAGCAATTATCTCTTCTATTAAATCAGAAATATCAAAATTTATAGGTTCAGAATAAAATCTCCAAGAACTATTCTTTTCAATTAACATTTAACCCCTTTTTATATTATAGCATTAGTGATATAGTATTGAAAAACTATATTGACTCTATATCTTTTGCAGTAACACCCTGTCTTGTTGGAGGATGATAAATTGGTGTAGGAAGTGGAGGCGGAATATAAACTGGAGGAGGCGCACTGCTTACACTATAGTTTCCTGATTGTGCATAAGAAGAAATACCCACTGTGTTTCTAGCACCTAAATCAATATAGTATGTATTACTTGGTACACTTGATAAAGACCAGGAAGTAGTTGATGAAGCAATTCCAGTTGATGATGTATATAAGCTTGTTGGAAGATATACATACATATACACATCATAAACTATACTTGAATCTCCGCCCCAGTTGTTTCCACTATTTGCAACTGCAGTCCAGTTCCAAGTTATTGAAGATGTTCCCGTTGAAGCTGATCCTATTGTAGGAACTAGAGGTGCTGTTTTTGCAGTAAACGAAGAAGTTGCAGAATTTGTAGTTCCAAGTGTTGATGAAACTCCTGAAACTGTTACGTTATATGCTGTTCCTACTGTTAAAACAGCAGTTGATGTTGAAGTTGCAGTAAAAGTAATTCCTGCTGGATAAGTTGGTAAACTACTATAAACATTTCGTTGTCCGCTAGAAGGCCCTAAAGAAAAATTAAAACTGCTGTTAGCATAATTAATGTTTCCATTAAAAACTGTTCCATTAAAAACTGCTGCTCCGCCAGCTGTTGGAGTTATATTTACAGTATAATAATCATTATTTTTTGATATACCAGCATTTCCATTTCCAGTTGTAGTTACATTTATATAAACACCTGGAGTTACGGCTGATGTATTTAAAGTAGGTGCAATAGCAGCGATTGATGTAGTTGGTAGACTTTGAAGACCAGTCGAAGCATTAATTCCAGGAACTATCGCCATTAGCTTGCACTCAAATCTCCAGTTAATGCCCAGGTATCTGATCCTATTTTAATAAGAGAGGCCATAGATCCTGCAGTTCTAAAATATAATCCAGGAGTATAGTAAGACGTTATTCCTGAAGCAAAAGCAAATGAATTTCTATATGTATTGTTTAAGTTAATAAAGTCAATTTGCGTTCCAATTGGAAAAGCTACACTTGAATTTAATGGTACTGTTATTGTTGCTGCTCCAGCGGCGAAGTCATTTAATTGAATTAATGTATTTGCATCTGTTAATGCAAGAGTATAGCTTGATGTAATTGCAGTTTGATTAACTACATAAGGTTTTATATCAACTGTTGCTGATCCGTTACCTACTTGAAGTTTTTTATTTGTTGTATCCCAAGATATTACACCATTAGATGTAGATGAAGATGTTGATAATGTAAGGGTAGGTGTATTAATTGTAGGAGAACTTAATGTAAGTCCCGCAATTGTTGTTACAGTTGATCCTGATGCAATTGATGTTGAGCCAATTGTAGGAGCAGAATATCCTGAAACAGAGGCCCATGAAAGATTTCCAGACCCATCTGTTGTAAGGTATTTTCCAGAGTTTGAAGTTTGTGAAGGCAATAATGCTGCTGCAGCAGTAGATGCTGTTGTCGCTCCTGTTCCGCCTTGTGAAATAGAAAGTGCGGTAGTTAAACCAGTTAAAGATGTTATGCTTGAGTTTGCTCCTGATGTAACTAGTGTTGAAGAGGAAGGAATAGTTGTTCCATTTACAGATGTAACACCTGGCAATGTTGTTACTGTTCCAGATCCTTGGGATATAGTTACGGCTTGTGTACCAATATAAAACGTTTGTCCAGTATTCGGAATAGTTCCCGAAGATGGTAACGTAGCACCATTAATAGAAGTAACACCTGGTAAAGATGTAATTGTTCCAGATCCCGCATTAATGGCAATTTGTTGTGTACCAATATAAAATGTTTGGTTATTTAATGGTAATGTTCCCGTTGAGGACGGGAGTGTAATTGTAGTACCAGAAGTACCTGATATATCTATACCATTAAATACAAAATCTGATTGAGCCATTTTACATTACCACCTTGTGTAGTTTAATTGTCGCATTTGTAGTTGCAGCATCTGTTATAGTTACGTTAAGCACCATGTTTGTAGATGATACTGCAGCAGCTATTGCAAATCCCGTCATAGCTGCTCCTAATGTCATTGTACCATATTCAACGTAGTTGACAGATGTTCCATCTGTGTGTACAAGAATTTCAGAAGATCTTATCTTTGTTCCTTGTTTAATTGATACAACATATTTTACAGTTGTAAAAGCACTGAGTGCCACTGTATCAATTGCAGTTGCAGTATTTGCAGATAAAGTTGTTGTTGTGCTTGCACCTAAAGTCAAACCATTTATTGTTGTTACGGTTGAACCAGATGCAATCGAAGTTGTTCCAAGTGTGGGGGCAGAATAACCTGATACTGAAGCCCATGAAAGGTTTCCTGCACCATCTGTTGTTAAATATTTACCCGAGTTAGAAGTTTGTGATGGAAGCAAAGCATTTGCTGCAGCTGCTGCAGTAGTTTGTCCTGTACCCCCGTTTGCAATAGGAAGAGTTCCAGTTACGTCATTTGCAAGTCGTACAGTTAATGTATTGTTTGCTCCTGAAATTGTTTTACCTGTAAGTGTTTGTGTGCCTGTTAATGTTGCAACGGTAGAATCAATTGCAATAGTAACAGCTCCAGAACCGTTGTAGGAGGTTCCTGAAAGTCCCGTTCCAATTGTAAGAGCATTTAAGTTAGAGCCCAGTGACACACCTGAAATTGTTGAGTTAGTTAAAGATGTATTTGAAATATTTGTAATTGTGTTTGATGATCCAGAAATTGTTTTTCCAGTTAATGTTTGTGATGCATCAATTGTTACAATATCTCCTGCAGTTGAACCGCCTGGAGTTTTTCCTAATACCTTTGTTGATGTAAGTACATCTGTTCCAGAAATTTTATATGTTTTACCTGAAGCAAGATCTACGTTTTCAGATGAAGTAAGTGCGGAAGTTGAAGAGTACCAGTTTAATGTTTTATCAGTAGCACCCTTAATTGTAATTCCCGCACCATTTGCAGTTACATCTGTTGGAGTAGCAACATTTGAAATTATAAGGTTCTTTTCAGTTGTATTAAGAGTTGTTGAGTTAATACTTGTTGTTGTACCGTTAACTGTCAAGTTACCAGTAATTGTTGCATTACCACCAATTGTTGCATCACCCGATGTTGCAAGGCTTGAAAGTGTGCCTACGCTTGTAAGTGATGATGCGGTAACTCCAGAATTAAGAGTTGATCCAGTCAAAGTACCAGCTGCTGCTGTTACTGTAATATCGGCGGAGCCATCAAAGGCAACTCCATTAATATTTTTTGTTGCTGCAAGCTTGGTTGCTGTAGAAGCATTGCCAGAAAGTGCTGCTGTTATAGTCCCAGCTGTGAAGTTTCCTGAACTATCTCTTGCTACGATTGCAGAAGCTGTGTTTGAAGCAGTAGCTGTTGTAGCTGAATTTGAAACCTTTCCAGCTGTTGAAATTGTAGACAACTTAGAATCTGAAATTGAGCCAGCAAGCATAGTGTTGGTTACCGTTGCTGTATCAGTTGTATAAACTCCATTTGTAACAGTTCCCGCATTTCCAGTTACTGAACCAGAAATTGGATTTGTTACTGTTAGGTTTGCTAAAGTTCCAACGCTTGTAAGCGATGAAGCAGTTACGTTTGATGCAAGAGTATTACCTGTAAGAGTTCCCGCTGCTGCAGCGACAACAATGTTTCCTGAACCATCAAAACTTACACCGTTAATTGTTACTG